TGGAACATGGTTTGTATCTATGAAATGTGCTAAGACACCTGAAGGTGACAAGGTATGGGAGATGGTTAAGTCAGGAGAACTTGCAGGATTTTCCGTATCAGGTTGGTTTGAGGAGGTAGCTTCTTTCTGTCGTGAGGAGATGTTCTTATATCAGGTTGCCGAGATATTGAAGAAATATTAAATAAAAATGGGATTATATACAAAATTATATATTTACTCATAGAACAATAAATTAAAATAAAAATAAAATAGATTATGTCTAATCCAAAAACCGCTATTAACGAGATTAAAAATCTAATGGTAAAGTTTGGTTTTATGTCTGAAGGGTCAGTTATGGCTTCATTCAAACTTGAAGATAATACAATTTTACAAACTTCTAAATTAGAGGTTGGTAATGATATTGTAAAAATCAACGAGGAATTTGAACAAGTGAAGTTAGAAGATGGTTCTTATCGTTTAGTTGAAAATTTCAACATTGACGTTGTAGATAGTAAAATCGTTGCTGTTAAAGAAATCTTTGTTGAAGCTAAATTAGAAGATGGTACTGTTGTTAAAGTAGAAGGTGACGGTCTTGTTGAAGGTGCTAAAGTTGTGGTGGTAACACCTGATGCTGAGATACCTGCACCAGACGGAGTTCACAAACTTTCTGACGGTACTGAGATTGAAACCAAAGACGGTATGATTGTAATGATTAAAGAACCTATGGGTGACGCAGAAGCAGATGTTGCTGAGGCAGAATCTATGGGTGAAAACGTTGAGATGACAAAAGAAATGGTGGATATGTTAAAAGATTTCATATCTAAAATGGGTGAAAAAATGTCTCAAATGGAACAAAGTTATTCTTCATTACAAAATGAATTTAACAAATTTAAATCTGAACCAGCAGGAAAGAAAATCCGTGATGGTAAAACAGAACAATTTAATAAGGAAATATTAGACCCTATGGAAGCTAAGTTAGCTGCCATCAATGGTTTAAGATTTTCAAACAAAAAATAATTATAAAATAAAAAAAACTAAAAATGAAAATTTATTCAAAAGACGAATTTAGTTATGTAGTTAGTTCAATCACTGGTTTCACAGACCAATCTTCAACTGACATCATCGCAAAAGCACTTATCGGTGCAACAACTCCTGCAAATACCACAATTAAATTGGGTATCCGCGGATCTCAAGCGGTTCAATTATTGAACTCAGCTCCTTCTTTCCAAACAGGTGCTTGTGGATGGAACGCTTCAGGTACAACAACTTTTACACAAGTTACCTTAGCTTCTCAACACGAAAAAGTAAACGAGGAATTATGTTACCAACAATTATGGGATACATACCAATCATTATTATTACCAGCAGGTCAAGACCCTGAGACAGTACCTTTCTTGGAGTCAATTATTGATTTAAAAGTAAAACAAATCCAACAAAGAATTGAACAAAAATTATGGTTAGCACAAACTGCAAGTGGTGACACTTTCAACGGTTTTAACTATTTAATCTCTACTGGTCAAACTTCAGTAACTGCTTCAGTATCAGGAACAACTTTCAGTTCAACTGCAGCGTACGGTTCAGCAGGTAACCCTATCACAGAGGTAGACAAATTAATCTCAGCTTTATCTGATGACGCTTTAGTGTTTGATGACTTAGTAGTGTTTATGTCTTACTCTAACTTTAGATTATATAATCAAGCGTTAGTGAAAGCTAACTTCTTCCAAAACTACATTGGTACAACTAATGTGACTAACAACATGAGTGCGGTTCATCCTTCAACTAACGTTAAGGTATTACCTACTTTAGGTTTAGCGGGAAGTGGTAAGGTAGTAATCGGACCAGCTCAATATATGTTCTGTGGATTTGACTTAATGTCTGACCATGAGAAGATGGACGCTTTCTGGTCAAGAGATTTTGACGTTTTAAAAATACGTGCAAACTACTCATATGCCGCGAACATCGCTTCATTCTCAGGAACTAATTACTTCGCAACAAATAACGTAGCGTAGTAGAACTTATAAAAACTAAAGGGGTGAAAGTCCCCTTTAAAAAAACATAAAACAAAAAAATTAAATATTCTATATTATGCCAAACACAGCAAGTTGTTACATATCAAGTGGACTTTCGTTAGGATGTTCTGATAGTATTGGTGGTATTAAAAAAATCTATATTGGTGGTGGAACTGGTTACACAACAGGTTATACTTATAACTCAACTGGTGCAGTAACAGGTGCAACATCAACATCAGGTACTACCTATTATGGCTTTGAGTTGAAACGCGGAACTTCAGGTTTAGTGCAAACAACTACAAAATCATTTGAAAACGGAACCGTTTACTACGAACAAGTTTTAACAATACAGTTATACAAATACGACCAAGATAAACGAAATCAACTTAAGATTTTGGGACAAAATGATAATTTACAAATTATCGCTATTGACCAAAACGACACACAGTATCTTTTAGGTCAAGTGAATTACAGTTATATGTCAGGTGGTAACGCTTCAACAGGAGTTGCACTAGGTGACAAAAATGGTTTTGAATTTATTTTCACTGCACAAGAAGCAGAACCAGCAAGAGTTATCACAGGAGCTTTAGCTACAGTATTTGGAGCACCAGCTTCAATTAGTAACTAATTCTATGTAGTTCTATTGGTGAACGATTTTCTATATCTATTTCAAACGAAAAGGGGGCTATACGCCCCTTTTTTTATTATTATTTTTATCAATACCTTTTCAACGAAGATTTTTTTATATTTAACTATATATGATTTATATTAATAAAGGAGAGAGTAATGAATTGGTATTGAATATCAATAATAACTCAAGGACTGACTTTTCAGGTTATACCTTAACATTTTTACATATCCTATCACAGGAAGAAAAATCATATACAATACTCACTAGTGGACCGTATTTTGGGGAGAACATTAGGTATTGTGAAATCGTATTAGATTTAAGTAATAATGACTTAAACTACGAGGGACAGTATCAACTCCAAATTTTTGGTGATGGTACTTCTTTGGTATATACGGGAATGGTATTCGTAAATGGAACAACAGAAATTGGTAATACTTTTATTGAATATATTTCAGATGATGAAGACAACAGTCATTTTATTTATGTAGAGGAAGAAGTTCCCGAAAGTCCTACTCCAACACCTACAAATACTGTTACACCGACAGTTACACCGACACCTACATTAACACCAGGTTTAAGTCCAAGTCCAACACCGACAACAACAACTACACCTACACCTTCAGCTACATCAGGATATACGATAACCCCAACACCTACAACAAGTGTTACACCTACATTAACGCCAGGTTTAAGTCCAAGTCCTACGCCTACTCCAAGTAGTACACCAGGTACATTGACAGGAACCACATTACAATTCAGATATATAATGAATTTGTTAGATTATCCTAATGGTAATTTAAATGTTACTAATTTTAAATGGGGAATATATCCTTTGGAAATAGTTTGTCCTCAAGAAATTACAGGAACAGAACCATATACATTTACATCAAATGAATTACCTATTAACTTCTTAGTTGGTCCTGTTGATACTTCTTATGTTTACAGGTCAGTATGTAGACCATCAGGTAATATATATTCTATCCAAATAAGAACGTGTAATATATATAGAAATGGTATTATAGTTCAAACAAATAATTTATCTCAGGGTGGAATTATAAATCTTTGTACATATGATACAACAACAGATTATTTAAGTATGTTTGGATTTACAATAAGTCAGAATGATAAAATTATAGTTGAGTGGATAGACAACTAGTATGTATTATAAAAAATAAATTATGAGTGAAAAACAAAAATATCAATTAGGTCAATTAAAGTTTACGCAAGAACCTTTACTACCCATTTTTAGTGAAACGTTTGATAAAAAACCGTGGGTCTATTATGGTGAAGCAAATCTGATGCCACAATACCTAATCAGTAGATGGAATAATTCAGCAATACACAAAGCTATTGTTGTATCCAAGAAAGAACAAATAATGGGTGATGGTCTTGTATCATTGAATAACCCAATGGCTGCCGTTAATTTTATAAATGACGCAGAAAATGTTTCTGATGTCATGGAGAAATGTGCGTTGGACCTTGTATTATTTGGTGGATTTTCCCTAAACATTGTTTGGTCTCGTGATAGAAAATCTATTGCTGAGATATATCATTGTGATTTCAGTAGAGTACGTTCAGGTAAGATTAATCAAGAAACAGATAAGATTGAAAAATATTATTACTGTGCTGATTGGTCTAACATCAAGAAGTTCCCTGTTGAAGAATTTGATTGTTTCTCTCAAGAAGATGGTGACCCATCTCAAATATATTATTTCAAACAATATTCCCCATCAAATTCATATTACCCACATCCTGATTATTCAGGTGGTTTGGCAAGTATTGAGATTGATGTCAACATAAAAGAGTTCCACGCAAACAATTTAAAGAATGGTATGTTACCATCACTTTGGATTAATATGAACAACGGTATTCCTGGTGAAGAAGAACAACGATTGGTTACAAGAGGATTGGAAAGTCAATTCAGTTCTGTTAATAACGCAGGTAGACCAATCATCTCATTCAACGAAAGTAAAGAATTATCACCTGAGATTACACAAATACAAACATCAGCAAATGATGGTTACTATCAAGCAATCTATGACGATATAATTCGTTCAATCTTGTCAGCACATAGGATTTCATCAGGTGAGTTATTTGGTATCAGTACAGCAAACAAATTGGGGTCTAAGGATGAAATTACAACTCACATTGAGTATATAAGAAAGACCGTTATTATGCCATACCAAAAACAACTATTGGGAGTATTCAATAAAATGGTATCATTAAAATTTGGTGTACCTACCACATTTGAAATTAAACCAATGTCTATTTATGAGGCTGGTGATATAACTCAAAATCCTTTGGTAACAGACACACCAACAACATCAACACAATTATAATATGGCTAACGTACTATTAATATCAGAAAATAAGCTTAAGGCGTTTACAAACATCAACAAGAATGTTGACATGGATGTAATTCGTGCGGAGATAGGTATCAGTCAGGATTTACAACTTCAGACATTACTTGGAACAAAATTTTATAATCACTTATTGAGTTGTGTATCTGCTTCAGGGAATACATTCACCGCTAACGAATTAACCCTTGTTAACGACTACATCAGTCCTTACTTGATACAGATATCATATTTCGAAATGATACCCCACATTCACTTCAGAACGATGAATAGAGGTATTGTAAAAGGTGATATGGAATCAGCTACAGGTGTTGACATTGAAACGATGAAATATCTTCGTACAATTCAAAAACAACGTGCTGATTTCTATATGATGAGACTACAAGATTATCTTATCATTGGTCAGGGTCAAGGTCAGTTTCCTGATTACTTATCACAAAATACACAAGATGGTATGTTACCAAATAAATCTGAGAAATACAACTCACCAATTTATCTAAATCAAACATCAAGATACGGATATAGTTTAAGACAGAGTATGAGAAATATTGGTTCATATTCTGATAGAGAACATTATGACCCACCTTGTCAAGATTGTGGATACTAAACAAATATAACAAATGATAGAACAAATAATATTAACAATAGTAACAAGTGGTATTGGTTACTTTATTGGATATAAAAAATCAAAGAATGAGATTGAAGGTGGTCGTCTTGAGAACCTTGAAAAATCTATTAAAATATATCAGGTTATCATTGATGACTTGGGTAAAAAGGTTGAGGAATTGACTGCACACATTGTACGCTTAGAAGCTACGATTGATAGTCTTAAACAAGAAAACAGTAAACTAAAAAATAGTATATGAAAATAGAACAAATTATTAAAATCAGAAAGGAATTATTTAAGGCTAAGAAACCAAATAAGATGGAAGAAGGTGAAATGGAAAACCCTTGTTGGGAAGGATATGAACCTTATGGTACAAAAATGTTAGATGGTCGTGAAGTACCAAACTGTGTTCCTGTTGAAGCAAAGAAAGTAAAAGCCAAATAAAAAAACGTTAAAATTTGTTTCGCACAAAATGTTGTTTCGCACAGACCTAACACATTGATAATCAGATACAAATCTATGCGAAACAACATTGGCGTTATAAATATTTTTTGATACTTGGTACAATAAAAAACCCCATCCACGAATGGACAGGGTTATAGAACAGGAACAGTTATGAATTAAACCTATTCTAATTTTTTTTATACTTCCATATGTAACCACCACCACTTGGTTTTTTTCCATTAGCACAAATAGATATAGTAGTACGACTTATACCAACTTCTAAAATTGCCTCTTTATATGAATTAAATGTTTTTAAATATTTACCATTTAAATCATATTGATGAATTTTTTTATATTTAATTTTTCTTTCAGATTTAAGTACTTTTTTAACTTTTATATATCTCCAAATAAAACCATAAGCGGTTGATACTTTATTATTAAGACACATTGATATAGCACCATGACGTACACCAAATTCTAAATCAGCGTCTTTACTTGAATTAAATGTTTTAATATACTTACCATCAGTTGAATATTGATGAACTTCTTTTGTTTTATAATTATATTTTTTATATTTAGGTACTTTTTCAAGTTTAATATATCTCCAAATAAAACCACCTCCGATTAATGTTTTACCATTAAGACATGCAGATATATTACCCGCTGGTGTACCCACTTCTAAAGATGCCTCTTTAGGTGAATTAAATGTTTTAATATACTTACCATCAGTTGAATATTGATGAACTTCTTTTATATTTTTATTCACCAATAATTCAGATGGTAACGTCATATAAAAAATTCTTGTATAAATATGATTACGATAAAAAGAATATTTTCCGTTTAAATGTAAATTCATATGGCCGACAGATAAATTATTCATAAAAGAAGCAATTGCAGAATTCTCATATTCACATAAGTAATTACCTTTTAAATCATATTTATAAACCTTACCTTTTGTAAACTTACCAGCCATAATAATTTAATCTTTATATTTCCAAACAAAACCTCTAAAAGTTTTTTTTCTTCCTTTTAATGATTGTCTAATATTACCTGGATAAACACCCATTTCTCTTGCGAGTTTACTAAGACCAATATACTCATTAACAAATTCACCATTTTTAGTAAATTGTAAAATAATCTTTCCGTCATTATGATTTCTTATCAAACTTCTATATAATTTTTCATCATCATTTTTAATCTTTGATATTGGATGTTTAATATAATATATTTTAGACCAAAAACAATTTCTATATGGTTTATTTTTATTAATTGAAGATTTCATTGATGAGGATAAACTATTTTTAAAACCAAAATAAAATGAAACTTCAGCAAATGAATTCCATTTTTTAATAAAATTACCTTCAATATCGTATTGATATAATATTTTACAATTATTCATAACAGTTATTTTTTAAATTCAGTTTCCCAAATCATTTTGTATTGTTTCGGATGTTTTTGATATGCTTGTAACATACGTTCAACTTCACGAATAGAACGATTGTTCAACGAAGCCCAATTATCATAGAAAAATTGACAGGATTCAATTCTAATTGATTGTGGAACTTCTTTTGGGATGATTGCTGATTTTAAAATAATATCAGTAATATAACCCCACATAGTTGTTGGGTTCATTGTAAAATCTTTTACATTAACCCTGTCACGAATTGCGTTAAGATGTTTATCTTTATTTGTTCTTACTTCATCCGTATTAGGAAGTTTAGTATTTGATGTAATAATGAACACTAAATTTTTTGTTGGTACAACAAATCCACCACCAGGTTTAATAAACTTCTCAACCGCTGATGTTTCCAATGGGTCTAATCCACCCATTAAATTCCTCATGTTCTTTTGATAAGAATATGTTTTTTCATCACGGAGAATGTTTTTCATGATGTTTATATTTTCTTCGTTTTTTAACAATTCATTACAATCATCAATATAGATAAACGCAGTTTCATTTTTTTGGAGTGTCATTACTATTGTAGCAAGTTTAACACCAAATTTAAACATTGAAAGACTACCACTAATTTTATAAAAAGGAATTTTGTTTTTATTAAATCCATTTTCAATGGCCCAAGTTTTACCCAAGCCAGGAGGCGATTGAATATAAAGGTGAGGATAACTATCTTTAATAGAAGATTTAATAATTTCTTCTGTAAGAACTTCAAACCTAACTCTTTGAATTTGACCTTCTTTAATATAACCCATTAATTCATCTATAAATGGATTTGTTTTTTTTGTTGTATTTTTCATAACTATTTTAATTTTCTAAAGGTTCAAGACAGAATACTCTTGTGGTATCCTTATCTTCTGTTTTTAATTTAATTCTTAACTTTGGATAATTCCTTGTCACCTCGTTTCTAACATGAGATGAATATTTTGCAGGAATTAAAAATGATTGACCAGGCTTTATTTCATTCAACAATGGTCTAAATTGGCCCGATATCTTTTTGTTATCGTTATCCAAAAAACTAATATTTTCTATTTTATAAAGTTCCATATCTAATTTAATTTTCATTTAAAATTTTATTTACTTGTTCAAAATCTTCCCTCGTTTTAATAATAACGTGGTCATAGTGAAACCTTTTAATAATAGGTTCCTTGCTGTTACCAAAATAATAGGTCCATTTACCCATCTGAACAAACACCGCACCACCTTCAACCTCGGTGACTTTTGTTTTCTTACCTTCTTTCATTATGTGTACTTTTATCTTTTCCATAACTATTTTA